TGAAGAACGCCGGCGACCGGATGGGCGGCGCCATCAGCGCGGCCCACTTCCTCCACGCGTTCGCGAAGGACACGCCCTGGGCCCACCTCGACATCGCGGGCACCGCCTACACCCAGAGCGAGGACGCGGGCGCCGCGAAGGCGGCCGAAGGCGGCGATCTCGGCCTCGCCCGCCATGTTGGTCGAGCTGGCCGTCCACGTGGAGGGGATACCGCCAGCGGCGGCATCCGACCAGAAAACCGTGTCCGGGTATGGCGTGACCGTGGTGGCGTCTGTCCAGACCCGCTTGAACATCGCTATCAGGAAATCCTTGTGGGGTCGCACAGAGCGCGCCGTCCATGCGGTGGGCCATGAGGTGGGCCACCCCGGCAGGATGGAAGCGGTCGCCGCCATGGTCGCGGCGTTGCAGTCGTAATAGGCCGGGAAAGGCCCGCGTGCATTGCCCGACTGATCGACCAGCCAGCCGTCGTAATTCCAGACAACGCAGCCGTTAATGATCCCGCCCGTCGGGCGGTTCCAGAACCTATATCCAGCATTCCACTCCGTGGGCGTGATCGTCGCCGAGGCCGCCCCCGTATAGGTGCGCCGGAGCAGGCGCGGGGAGAATGGCGGCCACTTGTCCATGCCCTCGGTGAAGAAGAAGATGACTTCCGGATCCACCGCGCCGACTGCACGACGACCCACGGCCACGTCATGCAGGTAATACAGGCCCCCGGAATAGTTACCGCTGAATGCCGTGTAGATGCTGCGGACGGGCTGGGCTGCGCCGTCGCGGAAAACGGCATCCGTTACGGTGTTCCAGAGATCAGGCCCGACGTTACGCGGTGTCGGATCCCGAGCCTGACCGGTGAGTCTGATTTCCGCCCACTGCTTCACAGACCCGAGCCTGCCGCCAGTGCGTTCCGGCCGCTGTCGATCATCCTCAGACCAGGGCCGTAGAGGTTGCCGGTCCAGTTGGCCCCGGAGAGCGTGCCCTGGTAGGCGTCCACCATCCGGTCATAGAGTTCCCAATCCTGCAGGTAGATCGCCGCCTCGATCATCGTGGCGTACTGCCACAGACCCGGCCACTCGTTCATGCTGTCTGACACGTCTGAATCGTTCGACAGGGCGGCCGGGATCGCGAAGTAGGTCAGGTTGTAGCTGGAGCCGCTATCAGCCTGCGGGACGATCAGGTCGGGACCGTCCACCGAGTAGACCATCGTTCCACGGTTGTATTCGACTTCAGCCACATGCACGAAGGTCAGCGGCGTACCGTCCGCGTCCCGCAGGGCGGAAATCGAGCCGAGGTCGGCGGGCAGGGTTGCCCGGCCGGAGGTGAAGCCGCTGACCGCTGCGGCCTTGTAGTTGCTGAGACTGCGCAGGTCGGCACCGATCCGCACACGGGCCGCCTCGATGCACTCGGGGATGACCGATGTCAGGTCAGTACGGTGCAGCCTCGCGGCGACCTGTGACTTCAGTTGCCCGTAATTCATCGGTCATGCCTCAATCGCGCCGATGTCCGGCGTGGACTTCCTTCTGCAAGCTGTCGAGCGTGGCTTCGTGCTTCCCGACCTTGTAGGTGATGTCATCTGATGGCATTGCGCACAATCATTTGTGGCAGTTATTCGAGAGATGCCGCCATTTGATCCAGCGCCACGTTCTGTGCCTGGCCGGCGTCGATCTTGCCCTTGACGTAGCCGACGAGGTAGTCAAGCAGCGAGATTTGCGTGGTGAGCGCTGCCGCCGCCGATTTCACCTCGTGGCCCATGAAATGGATGAACTGCCCGGTGGAAATGGCGGTGTCCACGTAGCCGGCGAGGAGCGCGCGATTTGGTCCGGGGTCGGCGACGTTGTCGAGCGTGATCGTGCAGGTATCCATCGGATCGAAGCAGTCCGGGATGATGATCTGCCCGCTAGCCAGATAGTACGGGCTGGAGTTTTGCCCGATGAAGTACGCGTCAGTCGTGCGCACGAAGCGAAAGCCAGTCGCGCGCAGGTCTGCCGCCCAGTTCACGTCATAGGCGCCCTGCGGTGCGATGAACACATTACTGCCACGCGACAGCCCGTTGCTGTTCAGATACGTGGTGCACGGCGTCACATGGTTTGCAAGGCGCGTGGCCCGCGACTGCCCCGGCCAGTCGGCGACGATGCGGGTGAAGTACGCGGCGGAATTCACGGCTGGTTGCGTCGGGCAGCTGAACACCAGCTGGTTACCGGCGTTCTTCGCCAGCAGTTCGCGCGAGCCTGAAAACTCCGGTCCCCACGAGTTGCGGATGGTCCAGAACTGGCCGACCACCGCATCCGCGTAGGCCTCATTGGAGCACGTCACGGTGAACGTGTTGGCACTCCACGGCGTGGCGATGGGCGTAAGCTTGACTTCAAGATTCTGCGGCGAGTAGACCATGTGGTTGTACATGGACCAGCCGGCGGCATAGGCGGTCTGGAGTTCTGCGAGCGTGGCGTATGCGCCGCCCGTCCCGACAGCGCTGCTGATGACGGCAATGCCGGCCTTCTGCGCGTAGGTGTTGAATATCGGCACCGCGTTCGTGACGGTCGATGTCAGCGAGTCATCGAACGTGTAGGCGACGAGTGCCTTCTTGCCGACGCGGTTCGCCCACACCTTGCGCAGCGTCATGCGAAAGCCGCCGTTCGAGTATGTGTGGTAGGCGTAGATGACAACGCTGGTGACTGATGACCAGTCACACCCAGTCCCGCCTATGGCGGTCCACAGACCACCGCCCATCGGGCAATAAACGGTGTCCTTGGTATGCTTGGCGATGCCCTGCACGACCCACATGGTCGGCTGCTGCCACGAGCCGTTCGTTGCGTCAGAATAGAACGCCGTCTTGATGCCGTTAAACAGCCCTCCGCCGAAATCATTCGCCTGCATCTCCTGCGGATACTCAAGCTCAAAGACGAGGTTCGCCGCAGTAGACAGGTCGATGGGCGTGGAGAACGTGAGCTTGTAGCGCAGCGCGTACTGGCTGGACGGCGTCGTGTTCCCAGTGCAGCCAATCTCCCAGCCCGTGGCGGTCACGGAGTCGAATACGCCTGTCAGCTGGGCTTGATGCGTCTGCGATGTCCGCGTGACGGTGTACGACCCGAGCGCATTGGTGTAGGCCGTACCGACGCCGGTTGTCAGCGACTGCTTGGAGAAGTCGATTAGCAGCGTGCCCTTGTCGGCGACGGAATCGAAGTCGATTCTGCCGCCACCGGCCGACTCTCGGTTCGACGGCAGGGTAACCATCCGGCCGGGCCGCATGACAGCCGCTGTGGCCGCCCCACTGAGCGGCACCAGCCCGCCGCGTGGTGGAATGATGCGGACCATCTACGTCGAACACTCGAACTTGTAGTCAGCATCCGCCTTGTATGCGTCGCCCAGAAACCATGCGATATAGGTGGGGGAGCTGAGCGGGAAAGGATTCCCGGTGGCCGGGATGCCCGCCCTGCCCTCCGCATAGGCGCGTGTCACGCGGGGATTGAAGCCCGCACCATTGTCGTCGTTCAGGTGGACCCGGACATACTTGCGGCGAGGTGTGCCGATGGCCATCAGATGCCTCCGAAGCTGAAGGGTCGCGTGCGACCCCGTGGACTGGTGCGATAGGGCCTGCCCTCGGAACTGTGCAGGAACCGGTCGATGGCCTTGCGGTCCCCGTACTTCAGCGCCTCCGGGTACTTCTTGATCAGCACCTCGCGGTCGAGGATCGGGATGTCCATCGCCATGCGCACGTTCTTGCGGACGGACCCGGAGTCAGCCTGGCGACGCAAGTTTTCCTTCAGGATCTCGCGCCGACCAGGCTGTTTCCAGTCGTTGTAGAGCTTCCCGCCCTCAGCCACCGTGCGCTGACGGATAACCGAGGGCGGGTAGTACTTCGTCCGGCTCATCAGGTCGCCGTCATCGCGCCGGTGGAGATGTCCATGATCGCGCCCATGGTCTCCGGGTGCGGGCGCAGGCTCCAGTAGCCGCTGAGCAGCCAGCGATCCACGAGGCCGCTCTGGCCCTGCTTCGTCGCCGTGATGCCCTTCTGCCAGACGATCTCCTGCCAGTTCGGGTCGAAGATGAAGAGCCCGTAGCAGCCCGTCGCGAAGGTGGACATGAACCGGTTCGGCACCAGTTCGAGGGTGGCGAAGTCGGTGTCGATCACGGTCACCGAGCCCACTGCCCTCTGATCCGGGCCTTCGCCGCTCGTCTTGATGAGCGGGGCGGCCTTGGCGGTCGAGGTGTAGTAGTACTCGCTGATCACCCGCTTGATCTCCGGGGCCGACATGCAGGTCATCATCTTGCCGGGATCAGCCGCGCCCATCTTGTACATGGTCTGGATCATGTCGCGGATGTCGCTCTCGGCCAGAGGCGCTGCGGTCGGGGTGCCGATGGTGGCCGCTTCGAACAGGTAGGTCGAGCTGTTCCAGCCGCCTTCGGAGCTGGGCGAGGCGCTCGCGACCGAGACGTACAGGTCATTGGTCGAGACGCCGTTCCAGTTCACGTCCACGAAGCAAAGGTAGCTGCCCGCCCTGGGGGCGGTGCTGGCACCGTTGCCGACCACCGTTGCCTGATTGCGGCCGACGATCATGTACTCGATGTCCTGCCTGATCTCGACATTTGCGAGACCGAGCTGGTCGGCTGCCGAGCCGCCGATGGAGTTCGATGCCAGCGCCTGCTGGGAGATCGACACGCCGACCGAGGACACCTGCACGTGGTTGCGGTAGCGGTTGAGCGGCGCATGGGCACCATCGACCACTGCGGTCACACCCGCCGCGCCGGTGGTGGCGAACTCGGCCGTCTCGACGTAGGCGTTGTCGGCTGCAGCACGGGCGCGCTGGCGGACCCAGTCGAAGCTCGCGGCGGAGACCGAACCCCTGCGGGCGCGGTCGGAGTAGGGCAGATCGACCCGGCTGATGTCGTAGAGCCGGTCCAGCAGATCCTCGCGGATCACGCCGCCGACAACGACGCCGGTCAGGTCGGTTTTGGCATCAAGGCCTGCAATTGCGGTCATGTCACGTATCCCTTCAACAGTTCTGCGCGGGCCTGCGAGGGGGTCATATGCCCCTGCTTCACGGCGGCGCTGATTCTTCCCAGCCGCTGAGCCTCGGTCGGGACGGTGCCCTTACCGGTGGGCTTGGCGGCCACCTGCGGCTTCGGAGGCTCTGGACGCTGTGCACGGGAGAGATCGCGGAGCAGTCTCACCATGCGGTGGTCGGCAAAGCCAGCTTCGGCCATGCGCATCTCTGCATCGGTGTAGCCGTACCGGTTCGCCATCTTGCGGATGTCGGACCAGTCAGCAGCCTTGGTGATCGGATCCTTCCACTCCGGCAGGGCTTTCAGGAGCCGCTCGGCCTCTACCTGCTTCTGCGCCTCGGCCTGTCGATTCACCTCCTGGAGGATCTCCGGGGTGAGGTTCTTCGGGCCGAGTTTCTGCAGGATATTGGCCAGCTCCTGCGTGGCCTGAGCCACTTCCTGCCGGCTGGTCGTCACCTCGCTCACCAGCGCCTCGCGGGCCTTCTCAAGCTCCGCAACGGGCCGGTAGGCGTCCTTCAGCGCAGAGACCGACAACTCGGTCCCGTCGTCGAAGGCGACCTTCAGCTGCTCGTACAGTTTCGCCGGATCGACCCCCAGCCTCTCGGCGGCGGTCTTCATGTCCCAGCTCTCGCCAGGATCGGGTGCGTCCGCAGATGGAGCCGTCTCCGGCTCTGGGCTCGCCGGGGCGGACTTCCCGGCAAGCAGGTCGTTGACCTCGTCCAGCGCGGTTCGCTGTTCCGGCGGTGTCTCCACCTTCGGCTCGACGAGATTAAAGGCAACTGTGTTATCGCTCATCGCTCGGGCTCCGTCAAGAGGGCTTCCAGACGCCGGAAGGCCTCGTCCACACCCTTGCGGCGGGCCTTGAACACGTCGGGGGCCTGGCAGGCCTGATACCAGCTTGCCCGCAGTTGGTCGTCAAGCTGCCGCTCGGCTGCCTGAATCACCACCTGCAGCTCCAGCGACCTCGGCCTGAGCAACCGCAAGGCGTCCTTCAAGCTCAACGCGCTGGAGGTCGGCTGTTGCGGCTCCGACAATTTTGGCTTCTTCGATCTCGGCATGCAGTCTCTCCGTCCAGATCTTCTGTCGATTCTCCATCTCGGCCTTCCACTTCTCGAGCTGCAGCTTGCTGGCCTCCAGTTGCAGCATGGCCTGCTGGAGCTGCTGCTGGCTGGCCTGCGCCTCGGCCTGCTGGCGCTGCTTGTCCTGCGCGCCCTGGGCGGCGGTCTGGCTGCGTGGATCGGTGAAGTACTTTTCACCCGCGTCCAGCTCCATCGCGACGGTCCAGTCCATGAGGGCGTTGTACATGTTCGGTAAGGTCACCAGAACCCCGTCGAGCCCCATCTGCAGGGCCATCTGCTGGTACTGCAGCACGGCCGCAGCAGCCGCAGCCTTGCGGGATCGCTCGCCCGGCGAGAGGCCGGACCTCACGTTCACCCGCTGCCTTGGCCGCCACTTGGCCGGGTCCACCGCCACCCACCGGTCTGCGAGGCGCAGCGTCAGCTCATCACGCACCTCGGTCCGGAGCATCGTATGCACCAGCAGGAAGGCTGAGCGCAGCAGGGACTCGGCGAGCGTGCGGGCCATGCGTCCGGCCTGCAGTTCCTGCACCGAGAAGATCCGGTCCACGCCCTGGGATCCGATGGCCCCCTGGCCCAACTGAGCCTCCCCGGTCGCCTTCTGCAGGGCTGCGCCGCCCCGGTCGCAGCGCACGGCGTCCATGTAGGACAGGAACGCCTGCGCATTGGGGCCTGCGTCGATGACAGGCAGCGGCATGATGGCCTCGGCAACCGGGGTCATGCTTTTCACCCGCACCACCCCGCCGGGGCGGGAGTCGAGCAGATCCGGGAGGTGGACGCCATCGTTCGCCACCACGCGGGAGTTATTGGCATTGGCGAGGTTGTCCAGCCACTGGCGAAGGCCCGCTGTCTTGCCGTCCTGGACGGTCTTGAGCCTGTCGTACATGGACAGCCCCCAGAACCGGTGGGGCTCGGGCACCGCGCTGCCGGTCGCGTAGGGCACGAAGTCCGCCTTCTCATCGAGCAGGATCGTGTGGCCGCCGAACAGGACCCGGTGCAGCTCGAGGGTGTCGCCCTGCGGGAGCTGGACGTAGGCCTCCCAGATCCGCACCCGCTCAGCGGGCCAGACATCCCCGCTCGGGATCGGTGCCGACTGGCTGGGGTGGCGGGCATAGGCGGTGTCGGTGAGCCCGTCGTCGCCTGCCGGGATCTCGGCGACCTTGGCCCGAGGAAATCCCATCGAGACCAGATCGCCCCGGGTGTAGTCCTTGCCCTCGAAGACGCCAGCGCGCCCGTCGAGGATGTGATTGTCGGCCGAGGGGTGGACCTTGAAGTTCAGCGGATCGACCGCCTTAGCCGTCACCCGCCCATCCTCCAGGTAAACCTTGACAATTCCGTTCTTCAGCAGCAGGGCGTCCTGCAGGGCTTCTGAGAAGACGACATAGCCTCGGCTGCCTTCCATCAGGACGTTGTTCACTGCGTCCGACTCCAGCCGGGCCATGGCCTCATCGTCCGGGCCGTCGGGCTCGAACTCGCAGACGCGGTCCACGGTGAAGGCCGGCAGGATCTGGGCGATGATGCCCTGCACCATGTCGGCCACGTCGAGGCTCTGGATCTGGGAGCGGCCCTCGGTCTCATCGCCTCTGGGGCGGCCGTAGTAGTAGTCCACTGCGGCGGTCAACTGGTCGGCCGGTGGGCCGTTATCGATGGCCTCCTGGAGCTGGCGGCGCAGGTAGCTGATGGTATCGGTCATGCCACAACCCTCTGTGTGTAGCGGATCGGTGCCCGGTCGGGGCTGTGGAGCAGACCGCCGAGGGCGAAGTAACGGACCGCATCAGCATAATCGCTTTCCCATGAATGCAGCGGCTTGAGCCCGAAAACCTGCCTGACATCATCCCACTCGGTCCGGTAGGTCTTGAGCGCCTCCACCCCCACCCCGCAGCCCTCGCGGTCGAACCAGACCCGGGGCAGCATGGTGCGGACCGCCTCGATGCCATCGGCCAGTGACTGGGCGGGCACCACGGTGGGGTTGATCCCGAGGCTCTTGAGGATCTCCACGCGGCTGCGGCCGGTGCCGAGTTCGGTCACCTTCGCATCGTGGGGCAGGTAGTGATCGCCCCAGCGATAGGGCAGTTGCTGCAGCTCGCGGACGATGTCGGGCAGGCCAGCGCCGGTGAAGGCCATGCAGCGCAGGGCCCTGATCTCCGCTCCTGCCTTCTGCCAGAACCAGATGACGGTGGCGTTATCCACGCCCAGATCCCAAGAGGTGCTGACCGGCAGGGTCGGGTCGTGGGGTACGCGGCCAATGCGCCCATCCTTCTCGGCTGCAGCCATCTCGGTCCCGTAGTACGCGCCCCGGATCGCGGCGTTCCAGTCGCACATGAACTCCTGGGCGAACTCCTCGGCCCGCATTTCCTTGCGCAGGGCCTCGACCTCTGCGGCGGGCAGGCAGTCGGTGTCCTCGACGGTCAGGAAGGCGCGGGTCCAGTCGTGCAGGCTCTCCGCATCCCGGTAGAGCTCGTAGAACTGGTTCGCCATGCCGAAAGGCGTGCCGATGAAAAGGGCTGCTCCAGCCTTGTCAGCGAGCGCCGGGCGGATGACCTCGCGCCAGACTGCGGGCCCCATCTGCGCGACCTCGTCCATCACGACCGCATCGAGGCCGACACCACGGATGGCGTGCGGGTTGTCTGCGCCCAGCAGGTAGATCTTCGCCCCATTGGGGAACACGGCAGACAGTTCGCTCTCGTTGAATGTCGAGCCGGGGATCACGGCGGCATAGCGTTTGAGGTAGTCCCACGCCACCCGCTTCGCCTGGTTGTAGAGCGGGGCGAGATAGGCCCCACGTCCGTTCGGGATGGGTGCGGTCCTCCAGATGAGCCAGAGGATGGCCAGCACTGTCTTCCCGGCGCGGCGATGGACGACCAGCACGTTGAACCGCTTGAGCTGGATCCAGACCTCTGACTGCCAGCGGCGCAGGCCCTCGAACGTGATGTCGATGACGGCCAACTAGCTGACCAAGACCTTGATGGTGTGGCTCACGTTGAGATCGCCCTGGTGATCCACTGACTTGAGGTCGGGCAGGACCTTGGCAATCTTCCGGAACTGGATGTCCGCATAGAGCTTCAGCGCGGGCACCTCACCGAGGTCCAGCGTCGAGAGTCTTTCCCGGACCTGCTCTTCCACCCAGGCGATGTTGGACAGGCAGATGCCTAACTTGATGTTTTCTCTGGCAATCTGCGGATACGGTTTCGTGCGATGGACAGCTTTCGACTTAGCCATGCTCGAGCCTGTGGCCTGTGGAAAATGACCGGAGCTGCAGCCAGGCGGGCTCTGACACCACGGGAGGACCAGCCAGATGATGCAGGACGGCTTGCAGCTCCGGTCGGGCTGACCTTGCCAGAAGGTGACAGGGATAGCAATAGCCTCAGTTACTGTAACCGGTTATCGGAGGCAGCCCGGCAGATCCGAGGTCCCGCAGCCGACCCTCCTGACCGGAATCAGGAAGATCGACACGGGAGAGTCAGCCCGACGAGTCGTCGGCCCCGCTGCAGGCTCCTTCACGGCATCTCTGCCGCCCGATACTGCCCGGTCCTGCATTCGCCTCGGGCTGCCGCTGGTCGGGTCCCCTGGTAGCGGCCACAAGGTCCAGCCCCAGCGTTACAGAGCCCGCCGACTGGACAGAATCCCTTCTACCTTGGACTCAGTCCAAATGCTAGGACCGCTCATGCACCCGCAGCTACCGTTCGTCGGATGGGGCTTGCCAAGCTATATAGCATTGGAGGAGGCTGCACACCGTCAACCACGGGAGGAACCCCATGCGACTGGAACTGAAGGAGGAGGAGCGTCTGGCGCTGGTAGCGGCGATCAGCGGGCAGATGGACCTGCTGCACCTGAAGGTCTACGCCGAGAGCTACACCCGCGACCGGGAGGCCGAGAAGCGACGGGCAGCCCTGCGGGATCGACTCCATACCCTGTCTGGTGTGCTGGCCCCGGGCGCACGGCCCCGGAGGAGGGCAAAGTGAGGATCGAGACCAACGACG